CAAGGGTAATGTCCCCAGTGGCATCAATAGTAAAAGTATCTGTAGCTGTAAGTGTATCACCATCAATAGTCATTTCATCTACAACCACACCCGCGTTGGCTGTGACTACGCCAGCAACCGCCAAAGTAGATGCCATATCAACAGCACCATCAATATCTACAATGTCTAGGTTTGCAGTGCCGTCTACGTCTATGTCGCCTGAAATGTCTAAGGCTGTACCTATCAGTGTTTGTGTAAATGTTACCTGCCCGTTGGAAGCTATGGTCATGGCGTCTACGTCTGAGGCAGAGCCAATAGTCTTACCGTCACCAATGATTATATCGTCAGTAAATGTAGCAATGCCTGTTACACCAAGAGTGCCACCGATTGTGGCTAATCCACCAATCGCCACATCATCAGTAACAGTCAGATCGTCTTGAACTTTAAGGTCAACAACATTCAACGAAGCAAAGGCGTCTACAACAGCAGCACCAGATCCTGCACCATCTAAATAAACAGCTTTAACATCTCCTGGAGGGATCGTTACATTAGCACCAGAGCCTTGACTTATAATAATATTTTGCGAACCACTTGTGCCATTCTCTATAAAGTGCATTCTAGATAAAGTATTCGGAGCTATTGTAATCGTACAAGTAGAATCTAGTGTACCTGTATATTTAATATACATAGAGCGAGCAGGGTCTGTAGCCCCATCTGCAACGGTAGAGGTATGCGTATCTGCATTAGTCGTTATAGCCTCTGTGCCAAAACTAAAGCCTTCTGCAATTAATTCGAGGTTCGTGTTGGTTGTATCTCCCCACGTTCCTGATTGTTCGCCTGACCCAATTTCTTCTAATCGTAGATCATTTGTATATACACTTGCCATATTTTATCTCCTTATGCTGCTATTTCTATCCAAGAAGGGGTCTGACTTGGTGATATTGCACTAAAATTCGGAGTCTGACTAGGTAAAACTTGACCCCATACTATTGGAAACTCACCTACAGAAGCAACAGATGCCGTAGCACTAAACCCTGTTACCTCAATATTCGCAGTTCCTGATGTTTCTGTTGTAGCACTGTTAACCGAAGCAGTAGCACCTATTCCAACATTTGTCTCAAATGTATTGCCTACCGCAGTAGTACCTGCAACACCCATCTGTGTTTCAAATATACTACCTAAAGCAGATGTTCCTGCAACACCAGTAACAGATATATTCGCTAAACCTGTAACTGTAGTAGAGCCAACGCTACCTGTTGCATTCACCCCTACATTTGTTTCAAACGTATTACCTACTGCAGATGTTCCTGCAACACCAGTAACAGCGACAGGATTATTAGTTGTTACAGAGCCAACGCTACCTGTTGCTGTGACAGAGTAAGCAACATTAGTATTCCATGTTCCTGCGTTCCACGAAGTTAGAGTACTATTCCATCCTTGAAAAGCAACAACTGTCGACATTAGGCTATCCTAATTATAGCATTACTCGCATCAGCTGTAGGAAACACTATTGTAAAATCGCCAGAGCTTGCTGCTTTATCTGCACCAAAATCTAACACAGCTACCGAAGGGTCGCCTGTTGCTGTTTCGTTAAATATCAAAGCTCCTCGTACTGCAGAGATGGTTACATTGCTAAACACCTCATCAGCAAAATCAACAAGTGCAGTTGTACTACTTGCTACAGGAGTTACAGGGGCTAATGCCTGACCCTTTGCTGAATAGTTTGTTCCACTTATTTCATTGCTCGAAGTATACGCTGTTGTCGCTGCCGTGAACGAAGCACTATTGTCATACAATGCGATATTAAAAGTATTACCTGTTGTCGCCGTAAAGTTATGCACTCCTTTTAATAACTCTACTTTAAAAGAGGTACACAGAAAATTTCCCGTGAAAGCCATTACATTCTCCTTATATATTCTGCAAGTTTCGGGTTTCCAGAATCTTTTAGTGCATTGTATACAGTAGTTCTATCACTTTTAATAGCTTGTTTCATATACAACGCAATAATCGTTTCCATTTGTTTGCGATAAGCATGAGCTTGATCACGTATTGCAGGGTGAGCATTGTCAGATATGCCAACTATTTTATCGACACATCTTTTGGCTGTTTCCTCTGGAGTAAACCCCCTGTTGTCTGTAGTTTCAACTGTAACAGAAAAGTTATTAGACATACCTAACGCTTCTGTCAACATTATGTCCTAGCCTTTCTTATAGATCCTGATAAATATTCATCTGTTACTTCTTTAGCTTCGCCTAAGTTTTTAAGTCTTGCAAGAGATTCCGCATAACGAGAGTTATACATATTCATGGTTTCTTGATCACCTTTCATATAAGTATAACACTCAATTAATGCTCCGTAAAGTAGAGCAAGTTCACCATTTTCACTAATCCAAGACTCTGTAGAGTCAGATCCTATGCTAGATAATGTGCCTGTTGCTCCGCTAGAACTTCCTGTAATAGTCTCACCAACAGTAAAATCACCACTAGGAATTGTAACACTAAGTGAAGTAGAAGAGGGTACGGAAAGGACATCGGTCGACTCTCCACTTGTGCCTCCTGTTATTGTATCGCTTGTTGTAAAAGTGCCTACCACACTTGTTAAAGTCAAAGTGAATGAACTCGCTGTTAAACTAAGAGGACGATAAAAATAACTCATTTCAACAGCGTAACTACTATCAGGAGTAGGAGCTATAATAAAATTGTCTACATCAAACTGTGCGTAATATTTAGGAGTTCCTGTAGTTGAAGGGTTAGGGTTATAAGATTGTACAAACTCTAACTCTTTAAAGTCTAAAAACTCAAAATTACTATTGTTGGTAAGTGATATTGAATTAGGAGCTAAAAAATCTGTAGGACAATTTAAAAATTTATTACTTGCGGTCATAGATCCCGAAACATTTTTTTGAAAAAGATTTAACTGTACTGATTTCAGTATACGCTCTTCTGCAAGCCTAATAAACATTGGCAGATTAGATACAAAAGAAACTTCATCGTTTTGAGTATAATCTTTTAAAGCTGACTTTAAAGTTGAATAGGTAAAACTCATGTTGTAACCTCTACTTTCCCTACAGAGCTAATTCCTTGTATCGACGTATTGGTAAAAAGAGGAAATGTGTTTTGACCCACAAGTATTTCAGCAGGTTCTTTTCTATCAGGACGAGGATCTCGTAAGGCTTCTGGCTCAAACGGCACAGGACTTGGTTCTAATTGAGGGTGTTTTTGTTCAAAACATTCAGGACATACTCTTAGACCGTTCCATTCTTTTCGTAATGAAACATAATCATACTGTTGACCGCATCGGTCACATAAAGCTAAAGCGTATTGTCCAGTTGCAAATTTCATCTTATAAACGTGTAATAATCTCTACTAGGGGTTAATGTTAAACTAGCTCGGTCACGATCTTCCGCAGCAGCTCGCTCAAATTCTTCTTCATATACAGCTTTTAACAGTTGTACCCGATTAGGTGCTTTTTTCAAACTGATATAATAAGCTAACCCTGCTGCTAAACAAGGATAAAACCTAAACGGCACATCTACTGTATTTTGTGGATTGTCTGCATCGTCAATTCTTACAAGCCTGTCAAAAACAAGAGTGTATGTTGTTGCATCAGGAGTTCCCCACAGTTTTACAACAGGTGTGATTTGTCTGTCTATGTAAAATTGCGAAGGTCTTGCAGTTGTTCGTTTGCTCGGGATATTTATAAAAGTATCACGACTTATTCTACTTATGGCAATATCTGATTGTGTTGAAGCACCTGCATTTTGTCTTACAACAGCAGACAAAATATCTATGGTGCTTCTCACATTAGTAAAATCAACAGCAGCCGTAACCGTAGTAGTCGCACTGCTTGTGCCACCTGTGATTGTTTCTGTAGCAACAAAAGTTCCAGAAGGTATGGTTATAGCAATAACAGTAGATGATGTAACGCTCGTTATAGAAGCAGTCGCACCACTTGTACCGCCTGTGATTGTTTCGCCCACCGTAAAAGAGCCACTAGCTCCTACGGTCATAGTTAAAATTCCTGCAGGATAATCGGCAATATCTGTAACTAAAGGTAAAGATACCTGCTCAATAGTCCAACGATTTAGCCCCCGATTTGCCCAGTCTGCAAAGAGTAAATTTAAAGAACGTCTTGCTGTTTTTAAATCATATCCTGTAGATACAATTAAACCACAGCGTTCAAACGCTTCTTCAACGTACTCTGCTACATCTGGTTCAAAATCTATTGATCCTGAAACTGCCATTAACTATATGGTCCTTTAATAACTTTACCGCCTTTTTTCATGCCTTTAGGTTTCATCATTTTGCCACCCATTTTCATACCTTTGGGTTTCATCATTTTGCCACCGTTCTTCATGCCTTTAGGCTTCATAGCCTTACCACCCATTTTCATACCTTTGGGCTTCATAGCCTTACCGCCGTTCTTCATTTTTTTCGTCTTGTTCATGATTTCAAAATCTCCACTGTCAATTCTGTTGTTATTGTTGCGATCTAACTTTTTTTGTTTCCCAACAAGCTTTTTACCCATCGTTTCCTCCTTTGTTATACAAATTGTCAAACACTCTATTCACATCTAGTGTATAGTCTAAATCGGACTTTGAATAGTGTATATGTTGAGATGGTCTAAAATCAGGAGCACCTTCCCCTGTCCCAAACCACGCAGGGTGAGTTACTCTAACCCTGTTATTGGGTAATGCTACAATATTCCCTGTCCATATTCCTGCATCAAGTAATTGTAAAACGTGTGATTGTTTATGCTGTGCAGGGTCATCTGCAATTTCACTGTCAGTATAATCTACAGTAAACATATACTTTGCAGGAAAAAACTCGCCATTTATTTTTGCCAACCAAGGACAAGGCGTTGTTCTATCCATAACATACACTGCATGGTTGTGTGAAGAACAATCCCAAGGTTGGGCATCATATGTTTCCATGGGGTGTGACCATTCCTCTAAAGGAACATCGCCTAACAATCCAGTTATAGGCATCCTTGCCCACATAGCACCGCCATGAACAGTATCTTCTGGTTCGCCTTCTGCTTCGTTACCTGTAAATATTACTTGAAAACTTAAACACCTGTTTGGAATAGTCGTAACAGCGATAGCCATAGCGTGTAAAAACTCGCCATGATATTTCTCGTGGTTATGAGTATACTCTTTTCTCACCCAACATTTAAAATATGGGATGTTACTTTGTAAGTAACTCATTCGTTAGCTGTAAGGACCTTTGACAACCTTACCCCCATCTTTTAATTTTTTAGTTTTTTTAGGAAAACCTGCTTGCATATTTGCATAAGCTTTAGGGTCAATAGTAGAATCTTTTTTAGATCTAGAAGTGCCTTTTTTCTTACGTTGATTAATATTGTAATATAAACCTTTTTTCGCCATCGTTTGCTCCTTCATTTGACCACGAGTAATTGTCATGAAAATATCTTTTCTAAAACAGCAGCACCAACAATCAAAGCAGCAATACCCCACATACGCATATCTAATTTATCTAGACCTCTTTCGATCTTTGCGTACCTACGGTTGCATTCTTCTTCATGTTTTTCTAATAATGCTAACATCTCTTTCACTGTCATCTTACCACGCTTTGCACGACCAATATCGAGCACTGAATTTATCTTTAGCTGTATCGCAATTATGTCTTGCTCTAAAACTTTTTCTTCTAGCAGGTTGGTCTTTTTTAATAGACATATTTTGATCGCCAAAACGAACGAGTTTTATCTCGCTACCTTTTTTAGCTAAAACTGCTGATTTCTTTTTAGCACTCGGTGTTCGCTTGGGTTTGTTAAATCCTGCAAAACTTTCACCTCTGTAAACAACTCTACCAGAAGCCGTTCGTTTTACATCTTTAGTAGTAGCCATAACAACTCCTGCGAATTAAAACCTCTATGAGTGGAAAATATTCATCAATGAAACAGTCGCGACTGTGTACGCGAGAGCTAAACCATCTACAAACAAAAGCCCCTCGTCAGGTATAGTATTATCTACCGTAGCATGATCTGTACCAATAGTTTGAGCTTTAAAAACAATAGTTCCACTTTCAGGTGTTCCATTATAAAAATCAACTAACCCTGCTGTTCCTCCAGATACAATAGAAGTACCTACAAGCCGAACTCTGCCACCGCCTCCTGCTGCTTTAGCACACAAATCTCCTGAGCCTACTGTGATATTTGCAGCATACTTGGCAGAGCATTCAACTCCACTAACTGTTAAAAATAGTTTAGTTCCTGCAACTGCTTCTGCCGAACCTGTTGAAGTTATAACTTCAGTCATTGCACTGCCAAAAACATCAGTTCCTGTAATCGTACAGGTTTTACCATTATCGCCTGTGCCTGTAGTCGTAACGGTTACGTTTCTAGCACCACCACCTAAAAAAGTAGTCTGTGCCATAGTCGCTGATGTATCTGGTCTAGCTGCTGTAACTAAACGGTCTGGGTCTGCTGCGTTCTCATCAGTTATAAACGCCACTTGTACGTCTGATCCTGCCATTTTAATCTCCTATAATGAGAGGGGGGAACGAGTCCCCCCTGATAAATTATTGCAAGTTCATATAAACTAAAGAGTACTCAGTGTCTGCCCTTGCAGCCATAACTTCACCGATTTCGGTAAGGACGTTATCTGTTGCAGGAGCAACACCACCTGCTGTACCGCCTGAACGGACACAGATGTTACCGACAACTACTGTACCAACGCTCAGAAGTGCTTGTGGACCAGATACAGTAAACCAACCATAGTAAGATGCGGTCATATCAATAACTGTTGCACCCATCACAGCACCTGTCTCTGTTGCAGGGGCAACAATCAAACCTGTGTATGGATTAGCAATAAGTGAAAGTTCTGAAGATGTAGTTATCGCAGTAGCTAATGGATCATAAGTTGTGATTACAACACTAGGATCAGCAGAGTGGTCATGAGCAGGGTTTGATTTAACCCTCATTGTTTGACCTTCACCTGCTACATCGTTCACCCACAGATATCCATCTGCATATTGGTTTAAAGTCATGTCAGTATCGCCTGATGTTTCAACAGAAATAGCTGTTTCACCTGCTGCAACTCCTGCGGTTCCTGTCATGTTGGTGTGGTTTGCAATAATCGCTGCATGTTGTACAAGCTTTCCTGCTGTAACCGCTCCTGAACCCATTTGACCGTAACGATAGATGTTATTGCCGTAATGAAGTTCAGCACCTAATGGAAATAGTTGAGTTGAGCTTTCAGCATATGGATTAACAGTACCGTATTGACTGCCACCCTTACCAATGATTAAATCTGCAGGACCATAACCTGTCGCAGCAGCATATTGAACGTGACCACCTGCGGTGTTATAAATGTTTCCTGCAGCGTTTACAACGAACCCATCAGTATCGGCTCCTGTAGAAGCATTTCTTGTAATAGATTTGAAACCGTTTTGCGAACGAACGGCTCCTGAAAAAGTTGAGTTACCCATATTTGACTCCTTGTCTAGGTTAATGTCAGTTACATTTGGTAACTGTCAAGGGATATCTTTATGTTACATAAAAAAAGAGCAGCTGACAAGCTGCTCTTCTAAGTTTGTTAGAGCAAAGATTATGCTCCTGGAGAACCAAACACACATCGTGGGTCTGAAACACCAAAGCTGTAACGCTCACGAGCTTTGTATCGCACGTTGCCTGTATCAAAATCGCCTTCCATAGAAGTTTTGACAGCACTACGCTCAAAATGTTTGAAACCGTTAGGTGCATCCGTTTTAATGAAAAATGCGTCAGTATCAGTTAGGAAGTGATTTACTACATAACCGTCTGGCAACATTCCCATGTTACGAACTGCGTTGATGTCATTGTCTGCTGTTCCTGTGCGAAGATTACTAGCCATCAAACGTTCAGCTACAAACTGAAGTGAAGATGGGATAATCATCTTACGCCCTTGCAGAGCAATTTTTAGTCCACGCTCATCAATAAAGGCAGCGATGTCAATTAACGACTGCTCTAAAGATGTTTCGTTAAGGTCAGCAGCAGTAGACAACTCGTTGCGGAAATTACCGCCACCATTAGTAGGGTGGTCAGTTGCACAAAGTTCTTTACCGTCGCCATAAGTTACTGAGCTATCAAACGCATTGTTCAATACCGCAGCAGCCTTGACCTGCTTAGTGTTTGACATAGACCGAGCCAAAGCACGAGTGTAACGAGAACTGAGTCGATCATAGAGGTTATCCTCTACAGCTTCTTCTGTAATCGCAAACGCAAGAGCTATTGTCTCATGTGTATATCGAGCCGTAAATGACTCATTTGCTGTGTCAAATGATACTGCGGAGCCTTCCCCTTTAACAGGAGCAGCACCAAAGCCACTTAACATTACTTCTTCCTCAAACGCTCTGTCTGAAGATTCTGTTTCGTATATTTCGGCATGTTCATTGTCATACCGATCATACTCCAGTCCGAATAGAGCGTTTAGTCCAGGCTCTAATTCTTTAAGGAGTTGGGATCTTGCTATAGCCATATCTTATCTCCTTATATGCCAGTTGTGGCGACATGGAACGGTAGGTTTAGTTTAACTAAAGCTACAACTCCTGCTGCTGCATAATCAATGCCTTCAACATCTTTAAAACCAACGACTCTAAAATTGTCAGTAGCTGTTGTTGCACCTGCGGAAGCTACTGATATCTCACCACTTGAGATACCATTTGCTTGCTCTGAACCAAATCCTGTGCCTTCGGCATTTCCGTGGATCAAAGCTGTAGCTGTCACTAAGTTTGTTAAACTTGCATCGCATTGGATTTCATAAACCTGATGCGGATCATCATATACAAACACAGTAGCTTCTGTGCCTGATTTTAATGAAGCCGTTCCAGGATAGCTATTATCAAAGACGGGTTTGCCCGTCAGATCGGTATATTGACAACCTGCCATAACACCAAGAATCGCCACTGAACCACCGTCCGCTGCACTTACATCGACAAGACCGTTAGCAAGAGGAATTACCATGTCACCTTGATAGATAGCACTGGATGAACCTGCTGTACCGTTGATTTGTACTTTATAAGACGTTAAACCGTTTCCGTTCGGTGTAGACCCTAATTTGTTATGAGGTCTCAACCCAAAAGGTGAATCTGTATTCGCCATGGATTAGTCTCCTAAAAATTATTCAGAGGATTTATCTCCCCCGAAGGTTACACGAGATTGCCTATCAGGTTTGCTAATAGGCATGGATGGGTGTTGTTCCCTCATGAGATCGTTGTCAACTGCATCCATTTGATCTTGAGTTTGACCTTGGAAGTAAGCTGTTCGTTGACCAACTGTTTCTGTGGGAATTCTTGCGAGTACTAAACCGCCAACTCCAATAACACCTGCGTGTTTACCGTCTTGGACGGTAGGAGCTTCAAAGTCTGGATACTCATCAGCACGAACTAATTCAAAGCCTTCGCGTAGCCGAGCAGAAAGGTTCTTTTTATCATCAAAACCCATGACTGATTCACGGACCCAACGATGAACATATCCCTCTGGAGGGGGTGGAGCGTCTAATTGTGACGGTGGTGTCCACGGTTTATTGCGGACGGTTTTTTCCCTAGTTTGGGATGAGCGTGGGCTTCTATCATTCATAATTTTATCCTCACGTATTCTGCATACGAGCTTTTTGTCTCGCATACTGTTCATAAGATACACCAAGTTTGTCAGCGATTGCAACCTCTGATTTTGTTAATTGTATCTTTTGTTTGCCTTTTTTCTGTCCACCACGACTTGCCGAAGCTACAACTGGACCACTTTGTCTAGTCGTACCGCCAAATTTATGGGGAAACTCTTGTCTGATTCGTTTATCAACCTCAGCATAGTAATCATCGCTGTGTGGATCCCAACCTTCGCTTTCTACTAAAGTTTTGTGGATAGAAAAAGCGGTTAAGGTCATAGGCTCATCTGTGCCAAACCAATCATTTTTATCTGCCCACGCTGCTGCTTTAGGGTCTGGTGGTGCAGGTTGTTGCTGTTGCTGTTGCATCGGTTGTTGCACAGGAACAGGTTGTCGAGCTCGTTGTTCTTGCTGTCGTTTTACCATCGCAAGTTTATCGTTTTGCGAGGCTACATTAGCAAGTTGTCTTTGAGCTTCTACTTGACCATCAACATCACCTCTATCAATAGCTTCTTTCAAAGTATTTCTGTAAAGTTGATCTTGTAGCTTTATTCTATTCTCAAATTCGCTAACATAAGAGTTATCTAAAGAAAGGTTTTTCTTTTGGTTTTCTTCAAGCTCTTTTTTAGCTGCTTGAGCATATTGTATAGCTGCTTGTTCTCGACGTTCAGCTTCACGCATCTTAGCTGTAAGCTTACTAATTCGTTTTTTAACACCTTCGCTGTATTGCTCTAGTTCATCACCAGATTGTTCTGGTTTTGATTGAGTTTCAACTTCAACTTCAGGTTTTTCTTGCTCTTCGGTTTCAAGAACCTCGACTTCAACCTCGTCAGTTTCTTTTTCTTCGACCTCTTGGTCTTGTTTTTGTGCTGCTTGTGGCATGGTTACTCCATGTAATTAAAGGTGCAAAATATCATCGGGGTTATTAATGCGAGCTATTATCTCATCATCATTAAGAATGCGGACTTCTCCACCCTCGATTTTAAATCTACTTCCCGCATATCTGCCGAACAAAACCCAATCCTTTTCTTTACACCAAGGAGGAGTATCTTCGCCAAATTTACTAGAGTCTTGGTACGCTAATGGACCAACTCTCAATACATAGCCACATACTGTGGCAACGGCTTCACGTTCTCTAACTTCGTCAGGAACAATTATACCGCCCATTGTTTGTTTCTTACCTTGATACGGCAATATCAAAAGACGCCAACCTGTCGGTTGAGGTAATTTATCTAACGCATTTTCGGTAAGTTTGGAAGGTTCTAAGTATCTATCTTCTGCAGATACATACGCTTTTTCAAGCTCCCCTTTTTCTTTTTTCTTTTTCTTAGCAATATAATCAGGCACATATAGTGTTTTAGTCATTTTTATTTACTTTCTCTAGCAGGTCTTTTAAATCCTGTTCAGTTTGAGCGAGTTCATCTAAACGAGCTCGTAATTCTTTAAATGCGGTAAAGTCTGCTATAGGACCAATACATATAGCCTCTTTTAACAAACTTTGCCGATCACGAACATTTTTAAGCATTTTCTCATAAATGTAAAGGTCATTCATGAATTAACTCTAATGCTGTTTCTTTTGTTTCTTTATTTCTTCTAGTCCAACCACGACCAAAAGTTTCAAAAGTATTTAACTTTTCATAAAAAGACTGCCTTTGGTCATACATTCTTTCTACTAAAAACTCTGCCTTTTCATTTGCAATCATTTGTAAAGTTTTCGGACCAATAGCACCATCTTGTTTTGCCCCGACTATTTTCTGCATAGCTTTAGAAGCTCTGCCTGTACCAGAGTTTACTGCCCAATCAAAAACAGACCAGTCTGCACCACTAGGGAGTTGGTCACATTTGCACCTATCCCAATAATTCTTTTTATAAATAGGAGCTACATCATCTTGGGTTAAACCACGCATCTCTGCTTCGGTAGATTCTCTACCAATCCATTTATCATAAACAGCTTTAGTAACTCCTAAATTTGTCATGCCTCCAGGATCTTTAGGGTGATCGACAAAACCACCCTCATGTTTTAAAAGCATAGTCAAACATTTGTCAAAATTTTGTTTCACTTTGGAAACCCTCCTCAAAAAAAGTTTCTACTTCTGTTAACAACTCTTGTTTTGTTTTCCTTCTATCTAATTCAATGTCATGTAACCGCATTAGCTTTTCAAGCTCGATTTTACTCATAGAATGATAATCAGGTGCATCTTCATCAACAATAGTTGCCTCGATTATATCAGGGTCACTTGTATCGCCTATAACAATCGTTTCAGCTTCTGCTTTTGTGTAAATAGTTGTTTTAAACAACGTACCATCTTCGTTTTGAACATTATAAACAGGGTCTCCTGCCATGTTTGTACCGATTTCTACCATTTTCATTTTGTTAATCCTTTCTGTTTCTCATAAGTTCGCAACCCACCTAAACCGAGCATACCCATCAATACTGTCATTAGACTGCTCATATCAAATTCAGGTAGAGGCGGTATAGTAGCTCCTGAAAGACCTACTCCAAACAAAATCAACGGAGTTAAAATAAAGTGGTACAACAAAGCGATACCACATATCCATCCTACAAAAGGTCGCCAACCTCCTTTAAACAAACTGCCTGATGCAGCTTCCGCTTTGTTTATCTCTAATTGTGCGAGCAAAGCTTGTTGGGCATGAGTATCAGACATAGTGGCAATTTCGTGTGCCAACTTAGCTTTTTGATCTTTATCTTCTATAACTTTATCTAGTATTCCAGTAACAGGACCTATGAGACTGCTAATTATGCTCATTTGTTTTCTCCTTTGGTGATGCAGCTATAGTGAAGTTTACACTAAAAGACCTTCTTTCGCCAATAGTTTTAAAAGGGTAAACACAATGGTGTAAATGAGCAGGGAAAACTATAAAGTCACCTACTGTTGGTTTCATCAAAAAATTAGAACCTTCATGGTTCGCTGCTTGCCCATGAATAAATTGTATATGACCATGACTAGGGTGGTGATCTTTGTAATCTTCTTCCCACTCTTTTTCTATTCCGTCAGGTAATTGTAAATAGCCAACGCAAGAAAGTAATGACCCTTGGTGAGTATGTATAGGGTTATATTCATTTTCAAACTGACGAACAAACCAACCACTTGTTATTTCTAATCTATAATCAAATATATCAGGCGTTATGTTGCGTTTACCCATAGAAGTATACAACTCTGCATGACTTTGATATTTCATTAAAAACTGACCAAACTCTTCAGACCATGCTTGATTGAGTTCATCTGTAAATTTTAATTCTTGACTAACCTTGCCTACAAGGTTGCCTGACCAATCTTCCATTTCATCGTTTACTGCGTTATTACATTTCTGTACAAACGCATCAGACATTTTTTTATACCCCATTACAGGACTAAAAGGAGTAAAAATTTCTTCATTTTCTTTAGGAGTGTAAATGTTTGCCATTTTGTTTCCTTAAGAGAGTTTCTTTTTCAACCACATAACCAAAGCAAAAACAGTAAGACCGTAAACGGTGGCTACACCAATATCTAACAAATGTTCACGCATATGGTAAATAAATTCGATTCCTGCTTCAACATCACTAGAGCCACTTGTCCCAATGTTTATTGTTTTAGTGCCTATCGTGGAAGCTGATTGCTCAATGATAACATCATTTTCCATTGTTATGTTCTTCCATCTTTATACTTGATGATTTTTTATCAGCCTTTGCAGAGTAAGCGTTGAATCCCATAAACGCAGCTACAACACCTGAAGCAGCAATCACATAAACACTTGCAATATCTGTAATCAGTGTAGCTGCTTTATCAAAACCTAAAACTGAAGCAAGCAGTATAATAAACGGATAAATCAACATCCCTGCTAATGCAAAACCTGTAAATCTACGCTCAGCATTACGTTTTAAATCACGATCAACTATTTCTAACCTACGGTCTTCCAAGGCTAGTTTATTCCATTCAACTTTTTCGATAACTCCGTTACCGTTAGTATCTGCTTTTTTAAACTCTGTCATTGAATGTAAGCTTTTCCAAATCCTTTTTTAGCAATACCTACCCCTTGAGGTTTTGATTTTCTTTTTGAAGGTGTGTCAGGGGTAGCTCCTTGTGCAGGAGTCAGGGGGTCTTTATCAATTATACCACCATCACGTTTTTTAACCAACTTAGGCATAGGAATACCAAATATCTTTTCGTATTGGGCAGGAAATTCTTTTGCAATATCAGAGGCTGCTTCTTCATTACCCTCTTCAGCTAACTGTATAAGCTGCTTTAATCGTTTATCCATTTATTTAACTCCTCTAAATTTTATCCCAGAAAACGCAGCACCACCACCACGACTAATCCTGTCAGTATCGGGGGAAGGATAGGCGTTCCCCATAAAGTAAGGCTGCCCACCATGAGACAATTTTTGACGACTACCTCGCCTAGTTTCTCTACCCATGCTTGGAGCACCAATAATAATCGCAACATCAAACGACTCCTCTTTTTTATTTTTACTTTTCTTTTTAGCCATATTACCCCCTCGTTTGATTTTGTTTCTGCAGAGCAATACGAGCTCGCATCTGAGCTATATCTTCCGTACTATCTATACGGTCACGCCCTAACTGGAAGTTTTGTTGAGCACGTTGTTGGTCAAGTGCAAGTTTTTGCTGATCGTTCTGTTGGTCAGCTACCATTTCTTGTTGACGCAACTGCAACTCTTGCTCTTTTATGCGTACAAGTGGGTCATCTTCTTCCGCAGGTGGTTGCGTTTTTTGATACTCAGCAATTAATTGTGCTTGTATCTGAGCAATCATCTTATCATGTTCCTCAGGCGGTTGCTGTCCTGCCTGTGGGTCTTGTGCCATCTGTTGATCGTGCATTACTTGGGCTTTCATACCCAAATGTTCATAAATATGTTTCTCTAACGTCATTAATAGTGGTGGTTGCATCTGTGCAATCTTACTATTCATATACGCAGAATGCACTGCGATGTGTGCATCATGGTCTTGTTGCGGAAATGCTTGCATTTTACCCTGACCTGCTGCTGCTTTACTCGCCTCTTGGTTTTCTGTAGACGGATCTAACGGCTGTGGCTGTGGTTCTGGGTTTAATATTTGTTCAATATTACTTACGCCCAATGCCTCATAAACACGCTTATATGACTCATATAAATTATGTAATTCAGGTGCTGCCTGAGCTAATTTCAACTGTTCTTGTGCTAAAACAACTCTTTGTGACATACTAAAGATGTTTGGGTCACTTACTGGTAAAATATCTACACGATTATCAAAATCTTGCATCTTAATCATACCATCCATACCAACATTGTACGGATAAGGGGTAGGATCTTCTGCAAACAAACGTCCAAGCATCCTTAACTCTGATTTCATAGACGTATGTAGCCGTTTATGCACCGCACTCACGATTCGTGAACCACGTTCCAACAATGCAATAGTAGTACCGACAGGCATTTCTGTATTACCCTGCCCCATACCCATATCGGTTGTCCCGATAAAACGTTGGGCTGCTTCTACTACAAAACCCATCAACTGAAACAACGTTCCAGAGGGTTCTTTATAAGGTAACGGCATTAAAGAAGCTTTTAAATCACCTCCAGGAACATCTACATCCCTAAATTCTCCAGGAGCTAATGGGTTTGCCTCATCTGCAATGCGTAAACCTCTCGCTTTAAATCCTGCTGGCATATTACTCAACGTACCTGCGTCAATTAACTGACGTAAATTAGCTGTAGCGGTGCGAGATAAATTTCCAAGCAAGTGAATTAAGCCAAAACCATAAAAACCTAATCCTGGAGTAAATTTATACTGCACAAAATGTGGAATTTTATCTTTTTTAGGGTCATCTGGGGTGAAATTACGCCTAATTGCCAAAACTTCATTCGTATCTAGGCAAACAGTTACAATATAAGGGAGCTTAATACCTGTTTCTTCACCTGTTGCATCAACATCAGGATAATCTTCGAGATCCAAGAAACAATGGCACTCATATAATGTAAACTGTTCATCAGTACCAGACGGTGATCTGCCTTCAATATCATCATACGCATCGGTAATTGAATCATTACCTTCATTTGTACTGCCTTTACTATCCATATCAAGGTAAACACCCGATATTTGCATCTTGCGTAACTCATTTTTAGACATTTTTATCACATGAGTAACACGTTCGGCAGTCTTTAAATCAGTAGCAACATAAGGTACAAGCACATCTTCTGCAGGAACAAACTTACTTACTGGTCTGCCCAACGCCTCATCACGATATACCTTCTTAAACGCACTTCCTGCCAAACCAAGATAATACAACATCTGATCAAACTCAGGTTCATACTCCTCCATTTCATACATTATTTGGTAATTCATGTAATCTTGAACACGTTGAGCCTGTTGTTCCGCATCTGGGGTAGGTGTACCCACAATATTTGCTCGCACAGGTCCTGAACTCGGCAACATTTCCTTATATGCTTGCGATTGAAACTGCGTAACAGCCTCATTTAACAATGGGTGGATAACTCCAGTAGCACCCTCAAAAGGTTCACTTCGAGATTCATACCGCATACCAAGTAAATCTAAACCCTTTACATAGGTGTCTTCCCAATCATCTCGGCTATTACGGTCATCTTCTACAGAACCTAACACATAACTAGCTACACCTGTCAATGTAGCATCGGAAACCATCGGGGCTAAATTATCATAGAAATTTTCTGGCTCACCACCAAACATAACTTCATCTTCACCAAAACTTACTTCAGCACCTTCATCATTCTCAACAACCTCGACATTTAAAAAATCATCTTCCTGTTGAGCAAGATCCTCTTCTTCTATACTTAAGAAATCATTCGGGGCTTGTACTAAAGCTCTATCAATATTGCTTGGACGTGGGTTCTGTGCCATTAATAATACTTCCTTATTCTAGGAGCTGTATCCTCTTCCTCATAATCTTCGGGGTGTTGAATAAAACCGCCCTCTCTAAATCTGCGTAACGCTTGCGTAACCGTATCAACATAATCATCATGCTCTCCTGCAGGAAAAGCAGCACACTCTTCAACAACTTCTTCTGCCCATCGAGTATCTGGAGCCCATACTAACCCACTTTCAAGTAAAGGTGCAACTGAATTCACACGAGTGAACTTATCATTTCCTCTACTCGGGCTGTAATTCTGCACTGGAATACCCATAGCTCGCAACTCTTGCGTCAACGGCATACCTGAAGCTTTCGCCTCAATTAACACACATTCAGGATCCCAATACTTATACTCTTCTAACGCTCGCCTACGCAAATCAGGAAAATCCCATCGCCCACGCTGTGCATCTACAAGAATAATGTTTGGTGGTTCACCCTCTCTAGGATAAAATACACCCCATGTGGTTATCGCACTATAATCAGCAGTCGTCTGTTTACTATACGCAGTATCATAACTCTGCATCACATACTCCAAAGGGGGCAACTCTTTCTTTTCCCAACGCTTCCACCAATCACGCTTTAATATAGCTGACTGTTCACTCGTCGGGTTTTGCTGCCACTGAGCTTCCCACTTACCTACTGATAAACTGCCCTTAACAGAAAGTAAATCTTCCTTTTTCCAATACTCACCCCACAACGGCTCACCAGTCTCTGGCATCAAAGCAGGAAACTCTACAACTTCCCACTTATCAGCTAAAACATCTCGCCCCTGCTGCTTCAACAACTTACCTGTTAAATCGTTTTCTGCCCATCGGGTCATAATAATCACGATAGACCCTCCAGGTTGAAGCCTTTGTCGTGGTCCTGACGTATACCACTCATAAGCATGTTCCATAGCCGTAGGACTTAACGCATCCTGCTCACTATGGGGGTCATCAATAATTAACAAATCAGCACCACGTCCAGTAACCGCACCACCAACTCCCGCAGCAAAATATTCACCGCCTCTTGACGTTTCCCAACGTCCCGCTGCCTGACTATCTGCTCGCAACTCTACATCAAAAATTTTTTTATACGCATCCGAGTTCATTAAATTACGTGTCTTACGACCAAATCTAAACGCCAACTCAGCAGTGTGCGTAGTCTGCATAATCTTTAACGTAGGCTTACGTCCCATCAACCACGCAGGTAATAAATAACTTCCGAATTCAGATTTCGTGTGCCGAGGTGGCATATTCACGATTAATCGTTTCAACTCTCCACGAGCCAAACGGTTAAATTTCTCTGCCATTATCTTATGGTGGCGTCCATTTATAAAATCTTCCCACACAACCTTAGTAAAAGCCATAAAATCATCACGGGCTAACTCAGACTCACCAATTTCCTTAGCTCGGTCCAATAAAGTCGCAAACTTTTTCAAATGCTCTTCTGGCACGTTCGTTAAATCAAAACTCATATTTTTAAAATACATCGAAAAATTTCAAAGGGCAATGAACCTATAATCAAAACACACAATAGGGGGTACGTCGTCTAGGCTTTCCGTCGAGCACAGTTCACTATCCATGAAAAATGTTTTTGGTACTCGAAGAAATATCTAAAACTTGGTTATACCTAACGACATAACCAAGGGTCGTCGTCAGGGGGGGTGGTAGGGGGGGGAGGGGGCAATGCTCAGTTTAGTATTGGCTAGGGGGACCCATCCCCCTAGCCGTTGACGTTAGACAGTAGCTTGTGGTTGGACTACCAATTTGACATAGCCAGTACCATATACTGAACTGCTCGGAGTATAACCACCGTTAAGCATTGCCAACAAACAGATAGGTGACTTGGTGCTGTGACCTAGTGGCTTCGCGGCATTAAGGATTGCAAACAAACTGTGATTGCCTTCATAACCTTTTAGCAACCAGTCTTGGATAGTAGCACGAACACCGCCGACCTTGCCAGTGTAACCGAACGGTACTGGCTGATCTGAATCTAGCTTAACATTGTCAAGCGGAAGAACCTGTACATTATGTACGTTGCCACCTGCTTCGGCTTGAACGAAAGCCCAGATGTCAGAATAATTAAGAGGAGTACCAGTATTTTGTAGCGTTGCTACTGCGACTGATTTAGTGGCGATTGTTTTTGTTTTTGCTTTTGTCATTTGAGAACCCTTTCTACGGTTTATGACTGTAACCTTTATTGGCTACATATTCTTTCTACTATAGTTCACTATTATTGTAAACCCCTTTTGTGAACTTTTTTACATTTTTATTAAACTAATTATACCGACTATTATTATGACTACTATTATGAATGACATACGAACCCCTTTTTATTTGTACTACTAATATTATTAAAACGGTTTGCATGGAGCAAACTTTAATTGCCAGACAAGATTATAAAAGATTGACCCGAGGATGATTGATGATGATTACTTGAGAATGATTGATTAATATATGTACTCATACATATATGTCGTCAGTCTTCCTCGGGAATGGGATAATCATCTATTTTCCTCAAGAATGGGATGGGAGAAAAAGGGGACCGAAGTCCCCTGATCTTTAAGCTTGTACTACGAGTTTGACATATGGTGTCATCCAGTATTTGCTAGACGGTGAGTAACCACCATGCAAGAGGGCGTGTAGACAGACAGGTTTTTTGCGACTGTGTCCTAATGGAGCGGCTTTAGTGAGAACCGCTTTTAGTGTGAGGTCACCATCAACACCACGCAACATCCAGTCTTGGATTTTTTGACGAACACCACCTGCTCGTCCACCGTAACCAAATGGCACAGGTGCGTCAGACTTGAGGTCAACATTGTCAAGAGGTACGATTTTCACGTTAGCCTCATTGCCACCTGCCTGAGTCTGTACAAAATGCCAGATGTCGTCGTAAGTTAGCTCTTGGTCAGTGACCACTAACTCAACGGATTTTACCACCTTTTTAGTGGCAGATTTAGGGGAAGTCTTTTTAGCTGTATTAGCCATGATAGAAGCTCCTTTCTACGAGCACTGTCCCAACACACTATGCGTTGGATACATATATAGAATAGCAAATAGTGAACTCAGGTGCAAGTCTTTTATACTCTTAAATAATCTTTATTTATTGACAGCAAATCCTCAAGAATCATCGGTCATCGTCAATCATCATCTGTCTTGTCATCATCAATCATCGTCCACGGATCATGGTTCATCGTCATTCATCCTCAAGTCTTTGTCATAATCATTCTTCCTCTATCATGGGAGAAAATTGGAGATCTTCCTCCTTGTGATGGGACGACTTTGAGGATAGAATATGATTGATGATACCTGTCCAATCATACGGTGTCGGGGAACTCCAGTCAGGTGTCCATGATTCTCCGTTTCCTGCTATCTGTATCGCTCTCTCACCGCCAAATATATTTAGGGTATGGGAAGAAGGATGATGAACCAAGTTATAAACTGAGCCTCCATTCATAGAATATCTTGTTTGCCACGCAATTTGATGAGGACGTAGAGTTATAGACTTTAGGGACTTTAACCTGTGAACCTTGAGTTCTAACCAAAACGGATGACCTTGGACGATGCCGTGTAGGTCAGGCACTCCAGGACTTGCCCATGATTCTAGGCGTGTCCAAAACACACCTAGATCTTTGGTTCCATCACGGAGTTTATACCATAATTGTGACTCGGGTTTGCTACTCATAACAAAGCTCTTCGTAGTAGCGGTCAGATAAAGATTCACCATTGTCATTATCTTCGTGCCAGTTGTCAGGCTCTGGCTCTAAACCCTCTGCTTCGTAAATGGGTGTCGGGTTCATTTCGTAAACGTAAACTTTAAACCCTCGTGTTCTCATTTCTTCAGCGGCTTCCATCGCTTCGCGGTGAGTTTCATACCCACAGTGTCTATGCCCCACAGTTTCAAATCCTTCAGGAACGTCTTCCCAACCATTTTTGCCAAGGCGGTGATTAGAAATATATGTCGCAACGATATGGTACTCATTTGTAAATAGTTTAGCCATTAATCTACGAGCTCCCCTGTTACAATAAAGTCCATACGCTCAGCACATGTCGTGCAAGGTGTTTTGTCCTCGTCGTATAAATCCCTAGCGTAATTGTTGCCGAGCATCGGCATACCGCACAACGTCCTGCTTGTCCCATCAGCCATTGCAAAATGCTGTTGTCCTAACTTTTTAGTCCACTCACTAAACTTAGTAGCCATATCAAAACCCCTTTCTTCGGGTTGGTTAAATTAATCGTACTTTACTGTAGCACAGGTATTTGTCAAGTAGTGTCTTTTGTTATCTTTTTTTGCACAGTCCCCTCGATGACCATATTGCCATCGGCTACTGCTGCGAGTGCAGGAAACTCTTTTTGCAAACGCTCTATTTCTTTCATAACCTGTTCTCTGTCCATTTGATCAATACGTCCATGGAGGATTTCTTTACGATCTATGTAGATCCCTGCTGCTTGTCCTCTAGATTTTTCGGCTGCGACTGCTGCTGCGAAGTTTCCTCCAGTCATGGCAGCGTCACGTATCTCGGCTAGTTTTTTAACGTGTCCTTCAAAACTTACCTCGTATTTTTTAGACAACTCACTTTTTAGCTCACCTATCCTTTGCACAACTTGAGGATATCTTTGCCCATTGAGTAATTGTGATGCAATGGCATGGGCAGATTTCACAGAGTATCCTGCTCGCACAGCAGCCTCAGTCTGGCTAATGTCTTCACAAACGTAGATTCTACAAAACTCTTCTTGTTTCGGAGTGATTCCTTTCTCTACACGAGGATTAGCGACGACATTGATAGTGGGTTTGTGAGTAGCTTTTGCAAGAGGCATTTTGAGTTTCCTTCTCGTTATGATGGGACCACTTTACTAAATAGGAGGGAAAAAGAAAAGTAGCCATTTTAAAACAGCCCTGATTTGAAGTCGCGCGAACACGAAAGTAATGATCTATTGTGATCAAGATATCGGAGTCAGAGAACCATAATCCATGCTAACCCATTGAATATAGGGGTATAGTGAGATATTGTATATTATCAAATCATTAAAAACAAAAAGAGTCCTATCCATCATTTACCCCTATATAGCAAAGTCCAGATAATATATAAAAAGACCCCCTGACCAAAAGGGTTGAATCAGGGGGTTGAGAGAGTGTGAGCATATAACTTGGGAGGTGAGCTTATGCTTTTTTAGGATACCAAAAAAAGATTTTTGACACAAGGCTTTTCCAAAAAGATTTCTTTTCTTTCTTGGGATAGAAAAAATCTACTGTTTTTTCCATGGGAACCCAAACGTCGGCTTTTGCCTCTGATGCGGATGACACAGTCACGGCTGCCGATTGAGCAGACTTAGTTGATTTAAAATTAGAACTATGCTCATTTAATTTTTTGCCGAGCGTATACACGATGTACTTATATTGATTTTTTGTAATCCCGTGGAAAGACTGTATTTGCTTTGCAGTCAATCCATTTTCTTTATCAGTTAAAATTCTTGCCACAAACTCATCACTTGGGCGTGTTCTATCAGTTTGGCTCATTTGTTTCTCCTAATTTACTGCGGATGAAAAACATTCCCGACTTCTCAGGAATCCATGGTTCGCCATCCTTAAATATAGCTTCAACTTCTTTTGACTTGCTTGCGTCATACAAACAATCTGAGCATAATTTGACA